CGTTGATACCATGCAACAGAACGCCTTACGAGACGGAGCGGAATGGGCGTGGATCCCAAGCGGAGACACCTGTGCTTTTTGTATTACACTCGCTTCGAGAGGCTGGCAAAGGGCTTCGAGAAAAGCGATCAAAGGCGGTCATGCTGAACACGTCCACGCTAATTGCGACTGCACCTATGCGATTCGATTCAATTCGAATACAGACGTAGAGGGCTATGATCCGGATAAGTACCTTGCAATGTATAACGAGGGTACCGGATCTCCGGAAGACAAAATCAACCGTATGCGTCGTGAGTTCTATGCAGAAAACAAAGAAGAGATCAACGCACAGAAGAGATCTGCATACGAGAAGCGACAGGAGCTGAACAGTTCCGCAGCTGAAGAGACTAATGTAAATTAGAGGACAACCAATGATAAACTACACAACACCAACAATCAGCCTGATAGTAGAGGGCGTAGATCTGACCGGACAGGACATATACGCAACGCTCGAGCAGGGCTGTAACGAGCTGACCAAGACCGGCTCGGATCTGAACGTTACGACCGAGACAATCCAGCAGGTAACGAATACGAACATCACATTTACGCTGACTCAGTTAGAGTCGGCTTCTTTTGACTTTAACAGAAACGTATTAGTCCAGGTCAACTGGATCACGTCCGGCGGTGTCAGATCCGCAACGGAAATAAAGAACATACCTGTTATGCGTAACCTCTTAGATGAGGTGATAGAATATGGCAATTAAATTAAGAGTACAGGAAAACAAAACCACATTCAAGGTCAATACAGATTCACCTTTATCGTTCACAGTCGAGCAGGGCATTCCCATTTATCCGGTACCATACTCGAGGGAATACACCGTCACGCCTTCAGCTGAAACGCAGGTGCTCGAAACAGAAGGTCTGATGATGGCTCATAATGTAACGATCAATCCGATCCCGAGCAACTACGGTCTGATTACCTGGAACGGGTCAACATTAACAGTATCTTAAGGAGAAATAAACTATGGCACAGAATGTAATAATCAACACCGTAACTTATCCGAATGTCCCCGAGGTCGACATTCCTGAATCAGGCGGAGGCACTGCGAAGTTTTACGACACATCAACAGCTGATATCAGCCAGGGCGATGTCCTTTCGGGGAAGACTGCTTTTGGTTCGTCCGGATCTGTTTCGGGAAGCATGACAAACAACGGAGCAACCGGCGGTACTATCGGAACAAAAGCCGGAACTTACACGATCCCTGCCGGATATACTTCAGGAGGTACGGTATCTCTGACGAACGTAACTGACTGCACGAGCGGTAATATTTTGAGCGGAAAGAGCATCCTCGGTGTGAGCGGTTCCTTAACCATGCCGACTATAAGCCAGAACAGTACGACCAAGATATTATCGATCTCATAAGGGGGTGACTTAAATGTCACAGAACATAACCCTATTAGGAGCATCTTATTCAGCCGTACCTGCCGTGACCTTACCGAAAACAGGCGGAGGGACTGCAACCTTTACTGATGTAACCGATACGACTGCAGCTGCTTCTGATGTGGCGAGCGGTAAATACTTCTATACATCGGCAGGTGTAAGAACTCAGGGCACATCGTCGGGGGGCGGAGGGTCTTCAAACTTCACTCTACTTGGAACGAAGTCAGTCGGTACGATCTCGACATCATCGACCACAGACACAGATACAGGACAGACCATCGTATTAACAGGATGGAATGATTACGACCTATTAGTGTGTGAGTGTTCCGTCGACACACAGACCAACGGACGTCATATATGCTCGACTCGTTTAGCATGGCTTACCGCTTCTTCAGCAGTAGGAACAAAGAACGGCTGTAGTTTTGCAACAGCTACATGGAATTGTAAACTGTCATCAAGCGGAACGGCTACAACGAGATCAAATACGACCCCATACGGAGTCTACGCAAAGGCTGGTACGATATCAGGAACCAACCTGACACTCACTATCTATCAGAGATACAACTCAACACAGACAGGCACGATCAACGGCTCCTATACTATGAGGGTATACGGATGCAAGATATATGATTTAATTGGAGGATAAAAAATGATTACGAAAATAAACATCAAAGCCACACAGAACGGAAAAGAACTCGTCGATCTGGCTCTCAAGTCAACCGATACAAAACCGACTACTGGCATCATGAACGGATCGCTTTGCATGGAAGTAGATACAGGCAGCATCTATGCCTATGATGAAGGCAGTTCAGAATGGGCTGAAATAGGCTCATCGGGTGGTGGTGGCGGTGGCGGTGGGTCGAGTGACTTCTCAACGGCAGAAGTGACGGTAACAGGGGCAGATAGTTCGACAATTTTTGGGGGTATGGCTACTGTTATTGAATACCCCGATGAGGACATAGCGGGTACTTATGGATCGTGGGAAGCAGAAGAAGATGGGGTATTTCCTGTTGTTTTATATAAGGGGTATTGTTATGGGACATTGCAGACTTTTGGGACTCCAACGGCAACAGGCAATGCAAACATAACCCCTGCGGGTGGCGATAATGTTTACAATATTGTCATCACGGGCGACTGCACAATTACAGTAGCGAATGCCTAATGCAACCCAACGCAAACGGAGGAAAACAAAATGAATTTATTTGATATAGCAGTAGCGAAGAAATTATCAGGATCTGGCGGATCAGGAAGCGGACTCCCATCCGTAACAAGTGCAGACATCGGAAAGGGTCTGTCTGTGCAGGAAATAAAGGGCGATGTGCTGATTCCCGAGGCACAGTATACATTTAATGAGGATAATGATTACGCAGTTGTTTTAGGGACTGATTGTCCCGATTGGTTTACGCTTGGAGCAACATTATATGCGGATATTGATGGGACAACATACAAAGGTGTTGTTATAGATGACGAAGGGATAATATGCAGTTTTGGAACATTCGCTTTAATGTGGAATGGTGATGATGCTTTTTCTATTGTTGCAGACAACACAGACACCAACACCATCACCATCTACGGCTCAACAGCAGGATGGGCAGAAGACCCGTATGTTGGGTATGATGTAGTTATATTTATGGATGATGACTTATCAACAGGAGTGTATACGGTTGTAAGCGGAACATTTACTGCGACAAAAGAAAAAATTCAAAGTGGTCAACTTTGCCGAGGATTATTCTATGCTCTTTCAGACCAAAGTTATTATAGTTATGAGTTTCCCATCTACAAGTTCCTATATGATGACTATGAAGATGCCATTACTTTAAGTTATTATAACTACGCTTCAGAACAAACTGTTGTCCTTAATTGGAATGCAGACGGGTCTGTGGAATGGGTAAGTTAACTCTCATCTGTGGCTCACCGAATGCGGGGAAAACAACATACTCATCACGTTACGAAAATGCCTATCATTATGACGATATGCGAAAGCAAGGCTTAAAGATAGCAGACATCATAAACCAAGACGATGTGGTTATAGAAGGACTGTTTGAGACCGCAAATGCTCGCAGACGAATAGCCAATATGGCAGACGGATATAAGACATTGATATGGCTAAATACTCCATTAGATGAGTGCGTACGGCGAGAGAACAGAGGCAGACCCATCGCAATGGTCACACGCCATTTCAATATGTTCGAGCCACCCACATACGATGAGGGGTGGGACGAGATAATACTAATCAGACCGAACGAGGTCAGAAAGATTACAAAATAATGCACTCCTACGCAGAGGGATTATATATGTTCAACCAAGCACTATAAACGGTGCTTTTTTTATTGCCAACTCGTGGCTCAAACGAGGTTTTTACTCATAGGAGGTTAACAAATGGAAACTGAAATCCTTACAAATCAGGACGTTACTACTCAGAACGCAGGCATCACAGTAGACCCGAAAACCTTCACACAGGACGATGTCAACCGAATCGTAGCGAAGAGAGTCGCAAAGTATGAAGACTACGAAACTCTGAAAGAAAAAGCTGCGAAGTATGACGAGCAGGTCGAAGCGAGCAAGTCCGAACTGCAGAAAGCCACAGAAAGAGCGGACAGTTTACAGGCCGAACTGGACGCACTTAAATCGGCTAATCAGATCAGGGCGATGCGTGACGAGGTCGCAAACACAAAAGGCATTCCATCAACTTTGCTTACTGGCAGCACGCAGGAAGAATGCGAAAGTCAGGCCGATGCGATCCTTGCGTGGGCACAGAAACCTACAGGATATCCAAAAGTCCCGGACGGAGGAGATCCTATTTCAAGCAAATCGGCTGCGGAACAATTCGCAGACTGGTTTAATTCACAAGTATAAAAACGGAGGAAAATAATCATGTCAGGTACAGCAACTAATCGTACTAACATCACTATTCCTGCAGTAATGGCTTCTGAAATTCTCGCCAAAATGCAGACTGAGTCCGCTGTTATGCAGCTGGCCAGAGAAGTCAAGCTCCCTGGAGCTGGCTTACAGATCCCTGTCATCACTTCAGATCCTGAGGCTGCTTGGGTAGCTGAAACCGGTTCAAAGCCTGTTTCCAATCCTGGTCTCACCACTAAGCTGATGACCCCTTATAAGTTAGCC